AGCGTGCCGATGTCACTAGGGTCTGACATCAAGCCAGTCATCACCTTACCCTGACGTTGGAACTCAGCCGGGTCGATGATCTTTTGTGTGATGTTCTCTGGTACGAACTCTGTTGTGCCTGCGTCTAAGGCTGCAACGCGTTCTCTAAAGCTAGGAACCCTGTTTAGCTTCTTAAACGTCTCACGAGCGTTCTGTAGCTTCTTGAGCGTTGGTTGCTTTGCATCTAGCAGGCCAAGACTGACAAGTCTCAGCGCTTCATCTGTCCACTGCCACTTACTTGCCACTTTTCTTCTTCTTCGGTACGCGCTTGATCTTTGCGCCTGTTGCAGCCAATGGAGCCTTTTCCATAGTGAATCGCTTACCTTCACCCATGTCTTCAGCCATGCGGTTCATGTAGTCGAGCAGGCCTTCGTTCTTACCGCCAAAGCCATACTGGTATGTGCCTTTACTGGTAACGATGCCACCATCACCAACCATCTTAGGATTCTTAGCGTTCATAACGTCAGAGTAGCTACGAGCACCAACCAGAGCGTCACCACCCATGCGAACACGATCTAACAGCTCTTTGGCCACCTGATCACGAATCTGTGGCGGCAGCACGTTTAGTACGTTGAGGTTAACAACAGCGTCAAATAGCTCATTAGGTGGCGTTGTGTAGTCTGGAGTAAAACCTTCTTCAGGGAATGGCTCGTAAGACTTAGCCTTGATGATGTCAGTGCCTAAGCCTTTGCCTGCGCCGTAGTCGATACGCTTATCACCTGAGCCTAGACGATCTAGCATCTCAGCCGCTTTACGGTATGTGCCAACAGTTGTGGCCACCTGAGTATCGCCAGAGTTAGATAGCTTAAATAGATCACCGTTCTCTAGGCGTACATAACCTTCAGGCACGTCATCCCATGCGCCGGTTAGATCATCGATCCATTTGACCGCTTTCTTCTTTACTGGGTTAGGCATACATATCTCCGAGAGCGCCCATTATACCTTGTGGTTGCTCGGTCTTACCGTACTTCTTCATACCTTCGTTCATGATCTTCTCGATCATCTCGTCGGTCAATGGTAAGAATGGACGTTCTACATAATCTTCGCCGTAATAGACCTTGCGAGTCTCTGGCTTGACGCCGTACTGCGTAGCAATCTTTTTAAGTAACGATGGCAGCTTCTGGTCATACATCTTGCGTAATGAGTTTTCTGTCTTAGCATCACCCATGACGCCTTCTTTGAGGATCATGTCTTCGCCGTTAGGTAATGTGATGCCACTTGCGCCTTCATCGATAGCACGCTTGATCGCTTGCTTCAGGCCAAACAGCTTCCATTCGTCGTCTTTAAGCATGGTGTCAGATGGCGCTGACTGCATGTTGTGTACCTTCATCTGCTTTTGAGCAATATCAATCAGCATAGCCTTGGCGTCTTCAACAGGCACATCAGGGAATAGATCTTGTATTTCAAGATCTGAAACAAAGTCAAATTCTGGCGGTTCGCCATCAAGATATCTAACGACTAATGGATTTTTACTTTTGCCTGTTTTGTCTGCAAATACGCCAACATCATATCCATCTGTCATTGCTTCAACTTGCGCTCTATAACCCCAACCATTCGACGCATCTCTTGCTTTTGTTTGAGCTTCTTCTGACGCATCGATCACAGCATCTCTGTTCTTTGGAGACCAATAGCCAAGCTTCTGACCTTGTTGATGCCAGTCAGACTGCAGCTCTTCAAGGTGTATTGAGAACTCACCACCGTCTAACTCACGATGTGAGCTGCGTAAGTGTACGTTTGGATTCTGAACGCCCGGCCAATGATTCTCATGAGTAAAGCCGCCGTATGTGTTAGGCATATCTTGAACTGTGAATACATCTTCACGGTATGTGCCTAGATCAAGACCCGGATCAGTAATATGCGAATATCTAGTCTTATTGATGCCTTCAGTTCTGGCCTCGTTGATGGCGTACAAAGCTTCGTCTAATGTTCTTGGTGATCGCATCATTGGCTGACCGGCTGTGCCCATCAGCTCATTAGGTACTTTGAATGGTTGAAAGCCTTTCTCAGGATCAACCATGCCACGAACATCAAGCTCTTCTGAACCGCCGGGCTTATTGATTCTGTATTGGGCGCCTGATGCGGGATCAGTCCACTCAGTCGATCTGAGTGGTTTGCCGAATGTACCTATCCATACAGAACGATCTTCAGCGAACTTAAATGGATCGAACTGACCACCTTTGCTTAGCTCAGGGAAGTCGCCTGCTTTATCGTCAATAATCTTAGATAAGTAGTAATCAGCTTGGCCCGGTGTGCCACCTTGATTAACTACCCAGTCAACCCAGTCTTTCTTAGCCTCTTCATGGCCAGTCATACCGGGCATTCTTAACTTAAACTCTTCAGAGCCTGCATATATTCCGCGTAGATTTTGCGGAACTTCTACCTGTAATTCTGGCACTGACTCTAGTGGCTTATAAATCTGAGTATCGTATTGGGTAACGCCAACTGGCTGCTGATTAGCATCAAGATATTCAGCTATGTCGCGTTGCGTTACAGAGCCACCTTTCTGACCTAACCAATCAAGGAAGCCACGATCTTGCATCTCAGCACGCTTAACGCCTGCGTTCATACCCATCAAGGCATTCTCTACCTGATTAGCCTGCATCTTGTTCTGACGCATGTTCATCACAGCTTCGTCTAGCTTAGAGACTGTACCTGTAACTGGATCAACTGGCGCTTGTTTAGCACCACCTGCTATTAGCTCCCAGAGAGAATCGAAACGTGCCATGGCTTATTCCAAATAATAATTACTGGAATTATGCCACCCCTTTCATGCTACGTCTAATAGGTTGCGCCCACGAGTTTGAGATGGGTGAGTAGCCGATCGCAAAGTATCTGAAGGCGTCTGCGCCGTGTGATGCCCAGTCGTGCTTTGGCCGGCCATTCCAAGACTTGTTGTCCTCGTTGTATTCCCGGTGATACTGACGTAAGCAATCAATGCCTCGCTCAGCCTTCTCAGCGTCGAACCAACAGCGTGGAAGTATGGATCTGACGGCTTGAATGCCATCGTCGACGTTTAGCCTAGGTGCGATCGTAATCGGCCGTATCCCCAGATTATCAAGCGTCTCGATACGAGACTTGCCAGAGCCTAGCTCTTTAACCTGTACGTCGTGTGGCAGGATATGCTCAGAGTAGACATAACCTTTTTCAGCCAGTACACGAGCGTAGTGATCTAGTCCGACGCCGTTCTGCTCGTAGTAGTCGATAACTCGTATTTCAGCACCGGCTACTTGGATGAACCAGATTGATGTGGAATCACCAATACCCAAGTCCCAAGACGTAATAACACCCAGAGAAGGCTCGTAAGGAACAAACCCGATGCGGCTAGAAGACTTAGCATCTCGCATCTCGATAGCATAGTAAGCACCTGCGTTGTGAGTCAGGTAATCACCCAACCAGATGTGATCGTAGGCCTCAGGCCGCTTCTCTTGGTCTATGAGGCGTTCTTGCTCTAGAACCTCAGGAAACCATGGGTTATCCATAAAGTTCATCTCAGCGATCTTGGCGCCGTCTGGCGGGTCTTGTCTGAAGCGCTTGTGAGTTGCTGACTCTTTTGACTCAGGGTTCCATGTCACCCAGATCTCAGAGTCATGCTCACGAACTGTAGGTATCAGCTTTGACCATGCAGTCTCAGAGACTGACTCAGCTTCGTCTACCCATGCCAACAGGATACGGGCCTTAGACTTGATTGAGTCTAGGTTGCGTCGTAAGCCGGCAAACGTAAACGAGACCCGTCCATCCTTACTACGAATGAATTTCTCCCCCACTTCGTAGTAATCAGCCAACCAAGGCACCTCAGCGATCGCAGACTTGATCTCTTCCAGTGACGAATCATCCAGAGAGTTCATGAACTCACGGCCGCAGAGTATCTGCCCGGTCTTACCTTCCATCCCCCATTGATAACCGCGTACTGCAGTCATCAGTGCAAACGTACGAGTCTTGCCTGATCCACGGCCGCCATAGGCGCCACGGTAACGAGACTTACCCTCGAATACAGGTACGAGCTTATTCGGAATCTTTAGCTGTGCTTTCACTGGAGACCCCAACCAGTTCGATAACAGTAGGCTTCATTGAGCCATCAGAGCTTGTAACGTCCTGAGAGACTTTGTCTGAGTAGTCATGCTTGGCTAGAACGAGCTTGGTAATAGCAGCATTAAACTCACCTGTTATACCGTTAGCTAGTAGTACTCGCTCTTGCTTGACATTGATGTTGTCTAACATGTCCGAAAAGTAAATATTCTCGTCAGCCCACTTATATAGTGTACTACGGGAAATCCCTAACTCACATGCTAAACCGGCAGCACTTGGGAAAGCGTCACCGTACTTCGTATAGTTCTTTAAGTAGTCGGCAGCCTTCTCCACCAACTCATCGGTCAGCTTTGAAGGTCTACCCATTTTAGGGCTATCTGCTTGTGCCATGTCTTAGCGTCCAAACGTAATGATAGCCCTAGTTTACTACATTACTTTACGTTGTAGTAGTAGGGACGTGATTCAGTGTTACCACCGAAGATGTCTTGCATCATACCGTTGTGCATGAAGTCACCAGTAGTGTTAGCTGAAGCTGAGAAGTTCATGCCGAAGGTAGCTACGCCACGACCTGTAGCATTAGCAGTAGACTTAGACTCAACAGAACCGTTGTGGTTTACATTGCTTGAAGCGTCATCGATGAATGCGAATGACTGAGCTGAAGCTACGATTGCTGCGATTGCGATAATTGATTTCATTTGAATATCCTCATTGTGTATACATTGTAGATACACATAGTATATTAGAAAATTCTAATGTAAGCAAGCAAAAAAGACCCGGCGTGGTGCCGGGCCAATATCCACCTAGGATTGCGGGAGTCCTAAGTCTAGAGGTATTTAACAGCCTTCGTCAAAGCTAGAGAGTCTTTCGTCAGTCCAGTTAGAGGCCAACTGATCTTCAGACCATTCCATTGCTTTCTGCAGATAGATCGCAGATACAACGCGGCCAAACTCACAAGGGTCAACAACAGCCAGATCAAGATCTTCTTGCTTGAGGTCGCACATAGCATCTGACATTACGTCTTCAGCAAAGCCTTGCTCATAGGTTAAACGGTAGATCGCTAGATCACGCAAGTCGATATCGTAGTCAGCTGAATCGACGTACTTGTTCCACATGACTTCCATGCGTTCTTCGTTGTAGTGATTACTCATCGTTAGAACCCTCGTGACCGGTGTAATGACGTGCCTGTACTTCAATAAGATTATACAAGACTTTGAGACTGACCACATCGTCTGGATCAGTGTTTGCAAACCAACGCATGATTGATCGAAGGTCGCCCTGTATAGTGATCAAGTCATCCATGGTGTATTTGAAAAACTCTTTTTTAAGTTCGATTTTCATGAGCGTGACCCCTTATGAAAGAATTGTGTAAGGTGCATGGCTGCGGCCAGTCATGCGGAAGTAAACAAAGTTTGAATAAACAGCCATGATCAGGCGAGCATCAAAGAATTTCATTACGCACCCCACTCACTGTAAACATGCAAGCAGCCTGCGTTCTGCCATTCACACCAACACTTGTGCTTATCAAGGATGGCGGCCAACTTGTCATTGACTTCATGACGGTTATTAAAGAAGCGATAGCCTTCGTGGTAGTCAGCCCAGATGTCTTCGTAATTCTCTTCAGCTGACAAGACGTAGTAATCCTGCTCGTCGTGATCGTAAACAGGTGCGCCAAGCTTTTTCATGGCGTTGAATGCGTTGCGTAGATTGCGTTTCATGAGCGTGACCTCTAGGTGTGGGG